TGTTTTTGGTAAAGCCCTTGCTATGCAGCCATTTTGGTTGCAAATGCTCTTTGATTGCTCTACCAACACAGCCTACATAATTATCACTCTCATCGTAGATTGGGACAACCACTCTTCCCGACATTGGTTGATTTTCTACCAAACACTCCCCTACATCGAACGCCTCCAAGACTAATTGACTATATTTTCTCCCCAAATAATATTGAGCAGGAATACTCAACTTGCTTCTTATTTCACTTCTCGTTATAGGTGCGGCAGATCTTATAATTTTACGATTAAAAACATCTAGTGACCTGTTTTGCCTTATTTTAGATGGCGATAGATCATCCAATTCCTTGTTCAAAAAGTCGCACAAAAAAGAGGCTGTGTCATTCATTGTGGCCTCTTTTGCCTCACTGCGAGACAAGCATCCCCTAACAAATCCAAATAGGTTATTTATGTATTCTTCATGACACCCATGCGTCCAGCAAGACCAGTTACCTTGATTGCTGATACCGTCAGTAAATACGCAGCAACCTTCGGGATTATCTCCCCCATGCACCGGACATGCGAAAGCAATTCTGTTAGGATATTCCACATATTCTATGTTAAAGTGATCTAACAGCGTATGAATTTGAAGAAAAGCCTCATCACACAGCGAGGCTATCTTCTCCTTCGTCAATCGCTTCTGTTTCAAAGCCTTCTTGGTTGCTTCTGTTTGCATTATGTATTTCGTTTCTAGTTAACCCCTGCTCAAGTCTACCAAATTTGCCATGCATTATCATGCTAACATAATCATGGTCATCCAACCCCTCCCCATGTCTCGCTACGATTGGTACTAGCTTTCTATTTCCATGAGATGTGCCATCTGCTGCTATTTCTTCGTCAGACTTTAGTTTGAAGATTGAAAAACTAGTACAAAGCCAAATAAGCCTATCAGAACCAGAAACCGCATCCGTTGATTCTTTAGTGATTCCATCTCTGTTAAGCTGCACAAAAGCACAACAAGCTACATCATACTTTACCATAAAGTTATGCAATTTAGTAATCTGAAAGCCAAGAACTTGGTATTCTTGCATAGATGCACTAATGCCCTCGCTACCCATTAGCTTGAGATAATCATAGACAATCAGACAGTCATTCGTGCGGCCATTTTCATCAAACCCGACATGTTGATAAATCCACTTTCTCATCTGAGCTAAAATATTTTCAAATGATTCGCCCGCAATACTAATGTAGTGATAAGGAATGCTTTTTAGTTTTTCTGCTGCTTGTTGAACTTTTTCTGTTTCTGTATGAGATTCTGTGAATCGCCCACTAGCAATCCTATTAATTTCAATACCAGATATATTAGCCAAGATACGATTATAATGATCCTCCTTAGACATTTCTGTGTCCAATACAAGCACTGGTATGTTAAGCTCTGACGCCACAAACAATGCCACAGCATCTCCAAACATAGACTTTCCCACCTTCGGTCGTGCAGCGATAAGATCGACGCACTTTCTGCGGAAACCACCTCCAATTGCCGCATCGTAGGCGGGAAAGCCTGATGGAATACCTATAAAATCTGATACGTTGTTGGCAAGAAAGTCTAAGTAATCGTCAAGACCCTCCCCCAAAGTTTCTGTCTTTTTGCTGGATGACTGATAAATATCCCCAGTCGCATCTAAAAGTGGCTCTTCGATACGAGCTACAATGTCCATAACGTCTTCTTCGCCCGTTACGCCATTCAATTCCTTCTCGCACGCCTTGAGTGTTTTGAGAAGATCTCGTGCAAGTTTTAGTTTGGCTATTTTTGTCCCATAACTTGAGACGTTTGACTTCACGATGGGGAAATTGAACAAAGAGCGAATAAAGCCAAGTTCTTCTTTGTTGTTGATCTGATCTCCAACGCCCAGATCATTTGCGGCAGAGAGAATGGAGGATAGTTCAACCTCTGTGTTCTCTGAAATAGACTTATAAACACAGTCAAATATAAGCTGGTTAATAGGATCGGTAAAGTCCTGCGAACCCACAAAGTCCATCTCTAGATACGCATCCAGACCATACTGGCACAAACCAGCTAGTACGGCACGTTCTGAAGCTAAATCCGACAATTGCATTTATTATCGCCTCATACATCGGTCACATTTAAAAAAATCGCGAGCAAACTGCGGATGAACTTCTACTGTTCTATTACACGAGGTGCAGGTTTGTTCTACCTTTTTAAATGGCTGCCGACGCCTTTCTGTTAGCTGAACCACCGGAGTCTCAACATCTTTATGTTCAGATCCATTATCTACAAATTCATTCTTTCGTGTTTTAACTTCTACTGGACGAGATATTTTGTCATTAACTTTATTCATTGAGAATTCTTCAAAATCGCTCGTATTGACTTTCGACTTTGCCTCAACGAATTCTTGATTAGCGGAGGGAAAGGAGGGCTCAGGAACAGGAATTTCATCAAGCAATTCCATACAATGTAATGCAAGCTCTATCATGTCGTGATCGCCCGCATCTTTTGCTTTCTTGAGCAGTTTCTTGATCTTGTCTTTAATGTCACTCATTATTTTCTCCTAGCTAGGTTTGTTAGTATCTCTGCCATTTTCATTATTCTATTGTGCTTTCCGTCTAGGGTTCGCACTCTGGCTTCGGCATGATTCTTTATCTTTAAGATCTCACTAGCGAGTGGGTTTTCCCTACAGGCACCGTAATACTTTTCCTGCCACTTGGCATACTGGTTGCCGTATTGACTCATCACTCCACTTATTATAAACCAGATTGATGATTCTGACCACTCTAAAATGTTTTTTTCTTTAACTTTCTGGGTTTCAATGTATTCAGCATAAGCGTAAAGTTTAAAAGCGGCTATGTTGCACGTTTCGCCATTCCATGATTTTATTTCACCGCTGCTTGCGTTCAAAATATCTTCAATTTCTTCTGGCGGCTTTACTTCTACAAGATACTTGGATTTGGTCCAGTCTTCTACAGCTTGTAAAAACTCAGCTAATTTTTCCTCTCCACTCATCTTCGCTCTCATTATAATTAAATGTTACAAATCTTATTTCGTTGATGTTGCACCACTCCACCTTATCTCTGTCGCGTGCTTGGGCACGAAAAAAGGATAGCTTATCTTTGTAGTGAAACTTATTAAATTTGAAATGTTGTTCACCATGAACTTCTACAATTAAATTTCTGTTTGGTATGTAAAGATCTGCACGTAGTGTGCTTCTTCTGGCCGTAGTCTTGGTGCCGGGAAGCGAAACCTCTTCATATATTGTATCATACGGATACCAAATGTCAAGGGCTTCTTTTGCTTTTTTGTGAAGTTTTGATCTTTTGCCACCACCAGATTTGGGTTTCCAGTTATAATTCTTCCCGTCTAAGCCCGTCACTTTCATATTGCACCCTATCTAAAAGATCATTAAAGTTTTCCCGCAGTAGCAGCGAATAGTCATACTTGATACTACCGTGTTCCTCAAAGAAATCATCTATCAATTTAGGAAGGTTGGAAAACTCATATCTGTCTACTAAGATCATAGGCCAAATTCGAGAGAACACCCTGTTCATCCACTTGTCTTGCACGATAGGCACTGTATTACACAGAATACACTCCCAAGTTCTAAATGTGTCCATTCCATTGCCCGTGGGAGCTAGAGCGAACTGGTAAGACGCTAGAGTTTTTAAAAAATCTTTCAGTTCCAACTTGTCACCCCTTAGAATTGGCATGTTTAGTTCTACATCCTGAGTATCATACCTCTTGGGAAAGTTGCAATCTATTATATGCTGCTGCCAAGCCCATTCAGCCACTCTTATTCTATAGGGCGATGTGATTGTAAAGTTTGAATAGCAAATTTTATTCTTTTCAGTATTTCTTAACTTTTCGACATCAACATCATCAAAGGAAGAGGGTTTGACATTTAAGGGAATGGGGTAAATATTGTTATTGTTTGTGGGAAGTGGTTGAGCCATATTGGTCATGTACCACCTTCTAACAGTATTAGAAACGGAGTTTATTTCTAAATTTAGATAAACACCACCGTGTGCGGCGTCCTCAATTGTATATGCATACCTTGGGTTTTTAGTGATTTTACATTCGGAATGCTTAATTCCCCAATCGCCGCTGTAACTAATAAAAGTTGTGTCATCGGTTACATTGTTGTGTAATTCCCTAACAATTTCAATTAGTTTTCTTCTTTTCCCATCATTCAACTCTAGTGAGTTAAGTCTTTTGCAACACTTATACAGGTTACAATATACAATGTCATTGTCATCTTTGAATTCAGTCAAGCTCCATAGATCAACCACTTAGCCCCTCCTTAATCATGCCATCTAGTATATCGACAAACATTGGATTAGACTTTAAGAAATCATACAGTTTACTTTGACCCTGAAATTTAGCACCCTTCACGGAAAACAACTCTTCACCCTTTTCCACGTCGATGTCGGGGAAGATTTCTTTTGCGAGATCTTTAAACATTTGTAAAAATGTACAGGTAAACCAAGCTCCGGTTTTATCAATTAAGCCTAAGTCAAGTGCGAGAGTGAGCACTTCTTGTGTTTTGTCGATGCCGTGACCATACCTGATCCAGCTTTGAACTTGACCTCCGGGCGGCCCCATAGACGAACAGATAATCTTCCAGTTGACCACTTGACCAACACGCTTACCGTCATCGTCGTCCCAAAACTTTACAGCAGACACCTTCTCGCCGCCACCAGCAATCTCCATTCTGGTATCTGCTTGATATTGAATCTTGTTACCACCATCAGCCATTTTAGCCTTGCCAAAACCAGAAGTGTTGGCGATGTAGTGTGTAATAGCAATTACAAGCCCACGCTGTCTTGGAAGTAGCTGACCAATCTTCTTTGTAAAGATGCTGAGAATCTTTGGTAGACCCGCACGCCCCGGACTGAAATCATTGTCCAGTTCTTTTTCTGGAATCAGAGAAGAGATCGAGTCGATGATTAGCACAGCACCATGATTGTCAGGATGGCTCATCATCAGATAAGCCCACTCCAAAAACTTTTCAGCAGGAATTGGCTTGTCCTCTGGGGCCATAATCAGCATCTTTTCTGGATCAAGGCCGTCTACTTGGAAGTTCATGTCTTTGAATCTTCCTTCTGCATCAATGTAGATGACGTTACGTCCCATTTTTTGGACGTTACAGGCAATCTGCATCGCTGTCGTCGTCTTGCCCGACTTAGGATCTCCTGTGAGCGTTACCCAGCTACCTTCTTTAATACCGCCACCAAGGGCAACATCAATAGCTGGACCCACAGAGATGACTTCGTAGTTGCTTTTCTCCTGCAATACTTCCGCACCAGTCTTGATAATCTTGCCGTAATCTTTGGCTGATTTTTTTAGATAATCTGGTATCTTAGTTGCCGCCATCTGCTTTCCTTATTTTTGACAATAGAGTTTTCTTATTTGGTAATTTTCTTGGTTTGAATTCACCCTTGGGCTTCTCAACTATTTTCTTAGGTTTTGCCGCTTCTGCGTCAGTAATCTTTTTGGATTTTTCAATACCATCTTTTACGAAGTCCAGCGGTAATACAAACTTCTTACTTTTATGCAAAAACCCCAACGAGTAAACACTTTTTCCCTTGGGGCTGTTAAGATAGTGCAATATGGCTGTTTCGCCATACTTTTTTATTAACTTGTGTGCGACCCTTACCTGTATCTTGTAATTGTCTGTTTTATTCCAAAACTTGTAAGATAAGCTGCCCTTGTTTTCCCTTTCTGCTCTTCTTAGACAAACTAGTTCAGCTATATATTGTGCAGCGTTACACTCCTGACCCGTTGAGATACTTTTGTACTTTGGGGTTGTTTCTTTTTTCTGAGTCATGTTTGAATATTAATTCCCGCACATTTACATGTGTCAAAACTCTCTGCTCTTCCAAGGGTTCAATTTCATTACCGATAGGCCAAATGAATTTCTTCACTGCAATATAATCGCAGTCCTCATGCATTTTTGACACAGATAAAAACTGAAAATCTCTGAATTCGGTTGGGGTCGTTTGATCGCGAGCCGCCCCTCTACATATTGAAACACCATCTAGTCCAGAGTCATCCTCCCAGAAAACAAATTGTGGCTGTCCAAACATGTATAAGCTGATTTTATTGATGTTTAGCTTATTTTCTTTGCAATAAAGTTTTAGTCTGTCCCAGCATTTTTCGTAATCTGGTCTGTCATAATCTCCAAATATCTTTTCGCCATTACTGAGAACGCATGTCCAGCTAAT